TGAATGTTTTACAGAGACCTATTTGAGACCTTTAGGGATAAAATCTATGTTGGATGTTCCCGTAATATATAAAGGTGATGTTTTAGGTGTGGTATGTATCGAGTCATACGATAAACGTGAATGGACAACTGAGGAACTTAATTTTTCACAAATGTTATCTTCACTATATAGTTTTACACACTCAGTAAAAGAAACAAACAAACTTTCTAATGTTGTTACATCAAAAGAAAATCAAATAATTAACAGGATGGACGCCATAAACCGTTCTAATGCCGTTATTGAGTTTGATTTGAATGGTATTGTACAATTTGCTAATGATATATTTTTAGATTTGATGGGTTACAATTCCGAAGAGATTGTTGGTCAACACCACAGTATGTTCGTTAGGGATGAAGAAAAAAATTCTAAAGAATATTTAGATTTTTGGAGTAAACTAAAGAAAGGTCAATACTTTAGTGGTGATATAGTTAGAGTTAAAAAAGATGGTTCATTAGTGTATTTAATCTCCACTTATAATCCCATATTAGGTGAAAATGGTAAAACATATAAGATTATGAAAATCGCTACCGATGTTACACCAAGCGTATTACAACAAATTGAAATTGAAAAGAAAAACACATATTTAGAACATGCCGCAAAAATTATAAGACACGACATGCACTCAGGAATTAACACCTACATACCAAGAGGTGTAAGTTCATTGGAAAGACGTTTAAAACCAGAAGACATTGAAACTTTTAAGTTATCGGCACCACTTAGAATGATTAAAGAAGGTCTAACTCATACTCAGAAAGTTTATAAAGGAGTTTATGAATTTACGAACTTAGTTAAAAAAGATGCGGTATTTCATACATCACCGCATGACTTGAAAGAAATATTGAATAATTATTTAACTTCTACATCATACAAAAGTCAAGTATTAATTTCTGACTTGGTAACGGTAGATGTTAATGAATCACTATTTTGTACCGCAGTTGATAACCTGATAAGAAATGGTTTAAAATATAACGATGCTGATACAAAAGTTGTAAAAATATATATGGAATCTGACAATGTACTTACCATACAAGATAACGGTAGAGGCATGTCTCAACAAGATTTCGAATATTTATCTAAACCATACGTCAGAAAACAAGGGCAAAAAGAAACCGGTTCAGGATTGGGATTGAATATCTGTTTAGCGATTATGGAAGAACATGGTTTTGAATTGTCGTGTGAAAAAAATGACATTGGTACTAAAATGAAAATAAAGCTTAAATAACCTAACCTAAAATGATAGAATCAATATTATTAGTTGATGACGAGGACCTTTTTCACCTAGTGTTTGAAGATGCGTGCTCATTACTTGAGATAAGTTTATCTCTGAAATCTGTAAATAGTTCAGATGAAGCTGCGAGAATGTTTAAACAATGGTATGAAACAAGCAGCAAAGAAAAACCTGAATGTGTATTTGTAGATTTAAACATAATCGGTTCTTCTTTTGACGGAATTGAACTGATTAGAAAAATTAATTTTGAATACGGTAACCACGTTGTGATTGGAATTATTTCTTCATCTAACGAACCTGAAGAACAAGCAAAGGCAATTCAGGCGGGCGCTCAGTTTTGGATTATTAAATCTGACAATATTGAACCTAGATTAGAGGAGTTTAAGAAAGATTATGATAATTATAAGAATAGGACGGCACCATTCAAAATTTACAAATGATTTCATTTAATAAACAGACAAAACAACAATTAATTTTACTTTGTAAGACGAGGAATATTTGTCTTGAAGGAAATATCATAAGGGTTGTTGATTATTCTGGTGATACTGAATTTGAACAATATATCAATACTTGTTTAGAGAAGGACAAGGAGATGAGGAAAAAAAGATTGGATATAACAAAACAAATCCAATCAAAAAACAATGAATTGATTGAGTTAAATAAAGAAAATGAAAGGATTATGCAAGAACTCCGAGATAGTTTGAAATCTGTTGAGGAGTCAAAAATACAATATGAAGTTCAGAATATAGAATTGACTGCTTGGAAACAAGAAAGTGAAAAAATTAGTTTGGAATTACAACAAGAAATGTTAAAATCTGAACAAGCGAGAGTTGATGCTGAGAATGCCAAGAAAATGGCGGAAAGTGATTTAGATGTCTTACAAAAAAGAACACAAACTCAATTGATTGAAAGGATTGTTAAAGTTTCATTGGGCGTTATTATTACTGTTGGTTTGATTACTACTATTATGTATGGAATTGCATTATTCACTGAGAAAGATACTCAAATTATAGGTTCTACTTGGGCAAATATGTTTGGTATTTTACTGACAAATGCATTTAGTATAATAGGAACAATAATGGGTGTTAAATATGCTTCAAAAGAAACCGAATGATTTTACATAAAATTAGACATTCTATCCTCTAACAAAACGTTAAAGTATGTCTCATCGACATCAGGGTAATATCTATCGTCAAACCTAAATCTAGGTTTGTCGATATATCCGTTATATATTAACTCTTCTAAAACGCACTTTAACTTATCACCACATGATTCAAAGGTTTCATCAATCAGGTCTTCATCAAGTCCTGAAATTAAATTATTTAAATCAACATCAATTTTAGCACCATCATCGTTTAGAAATTTCACATCACCATAAAATTCTAAATTACCCTCCAATGTTTTCCTCAAAGCATTTACATAATCATCCGCTTCAGCATCATTGACGGCTGAAGACAACGCATTTCTAACCAAATAATCTTCATCCAATTCCCTAATTAGTTCTTGTGTTTCAGTTTCACCATATTTACTTCTATCATCAACATCTCTCAAAAGATATTCACGAATTCTTGTTTCATTTTCATTGTTCAAATGATATTGGACCGCACTTTCCCAATCTGCACTATCATGGTTATCCCAAAACTCCCAAGGGTCTGTCAAAATCATCTCAAAAAAATACACACTACTTTCTCTTTTGTTTCCTTGAGCATCCTTCCACCTTCTTGTACTATATTTGTAATCACCATCTACATAATCACCAATTTCATTCGGACCTAATTCTAAAGTAAATGTAGTTTCTCTTGGTGGTATATCTATAAGACCCAACTCTTTTAATTTTCTTTGTAAACTTCTTGTATTAAATAGTTCAGGTCTATTTCTATATAACTCAGTTATTGTTTCATTTGGTAAATCTGTGATTTTAAAATCTAATTCAGATGCGTATTCTGAACCAAAACCTTGTATTAAATAATCTTCCTCCTCTCCCCCACCACCTAATACATAAAATAAAGGTAAAATGTATTTATGAAATTCTTCTTTTGGTTTTGAATTTTTTGGACCTTTTAATTGATATAGTGTTCCATCTTTACCTACCGCAGCGGTCAAATGACTTTTATTTAGAGTGTATTTTCCACCTGGTATTTTGACAAATTCTCTTAATGATAATATAGTATTTCCATAACCTGTTCTTCCACAATGACCCATTCTTGAACATTCTTCATCTGATGAGTTTGTGTTCAAATCGGCCCAATAAAAACCATTTCCTCTTTCATCTCGAAAATCCTTAATTATGCTATTTTTTTCTTCATAATTAATTGCTCCTTGTCCTAATTGTAAAGAATCATGCCATTCTTTTGATTTTGAAACCAAGTCATTGAAACCTAGGTCTCTATATTGATTTAAATTGCCGTTAAGACCAACTCTAATCCAATCCATTATCGATGTCAAACTTTGCCTCATGGCGGGAGTAATTCCTCTACGGTTAAATAATTCAGTAGCGGATTCTCTATTGTTTGGGGTTAAATCTTCGTACCAATTCAAAATCTTTTTTGTCATAATAACAGAAAGACCACCACATATAGAATCTAATTCATCGGCAAGTTCTTCTTTGATACCCAATTTTTTTACAAGGATATCTTTTTTTGATGCTTCCATCAACATGCTTGAAACACCAATGATTTCTTGAATTCTTAATATTTTGGAATCTAATTTTCTCATAACTAATATCTATAATGGGTCTCGATTTGAGTTCTCTTAGTTATTTTATCGTGTATATCCCAGTTCTTAATAGATTTTTTGTTGTCAATTAAGGCATACATCTTTGAGAGTTTTTTCATCATATTAGTTGATACTTGATGCATTTTATCTATTTCGTATTCAAAAAACTTCATAGGATTATTTTTATACTTCAGAACTTCATTTACGAATTTTTCAAATGCTTCTGCTTTGGTACCTGAAAACCCAAATACTCTTTCAAAAAAATCTGTTTGTAATATATCTTTATAACCTCCAATAATCTCGTTTGTTAAATTAATATATAATAACTCAATCAATCTATTAACTTTTTGTTCATCGGTTGTATATGAATCAATCTCACCAACTTGTGTTAGAATTTCATTAATTCTATCCATATGGTCCATCAAATCACTTTTGAATTTTTCCAATGTGAATTCGGACGCTTCTTTGTATGTTTTATAAATTCTTGTATCAGTTAAAAAAGAAACAAACTTATCTCTTTTAATCTTTGATGATTTCATAAGTGAATTAACCTCAACAGGTCTTACCACATTTTCAGTTGCACTTATAAAGTAAAGATAATGTAAAAAACGTCTAACTGGTGGTAAACTGAAATTAACGCCCATAACACCTGAATATCTTGCTCTTTCTTTTGAACTTTCTATTGGTTTTTTGAAATTTTCGTAGCCATGATGTAATTCATGTGATATTGAAGACAAAAATTCACTTTCATCTGATTTTATTGTATTTAGTAATTCTCCGAACACAACATCTCTGTTTTCGGGTAATGCAAATCTGAAAGTCAAAACTATTTCGTCAGTTACATTAGGTATTAATTGAAAATTCTTGGGGTCTAATTGTCCACCAGCATTAAATGCCATTCCATAAAAAACAGGTTCTGTAATTTCATCGGTTGTTGCAAATGAAACATTAATACCTATCTTTTTAATTTTGAAATCGGCAATTTTAAATGGACCTTTTAATTCTAATGGATATTCAATATCGGAATCAATTGGAAAATCTTTATCTTTTTCTAATTCCCCAATGAAAAACTTATAAATTTTTTTTGAGACGTTTTCAATATTCTCTGGAACACCTAAAACCTCTGATAAAATTTCTTTTTTGTTATAACTCATATTTATCTTATTTTAGATAAATATTAATTATTTTCCTTTTGTTCTGAAATAGTTTCGTGTAAATTTCCTATTTTTCTTAACCTATCAATATCCTCATCAGATACTATCGCAGTTTGTCCATCATCGGACATGACAAGATAGGTGTTGTCATCTATTTTTTCTAAAATGGTAACTTTCATAATATAATTTAAATAAAAAACCCCGACCTAAATCGGGGTTTGTTTTACATAACTTCCACAACCTCCAAATCAAAAAATAATTTCTTACCTGCTAGTGGATGATTTGCGTCCAAAATTGCGGTGGTTTCTTTAATTTCTTTTACAAGAACATTAAACACACCTTGTGGACCATTAGCCTGTAACATCATACCTTCAAAAATATCTTCCGGCAACACTGTTTTTTCTACCTCTTGATACATTTCCTCATTAGGATTACCATAAGCATCCTGAGGTTCAATTTCAATAGTTTTAGTTTCTCCAACTTCCATATCAATTAAACCGCGCTCAAAGCCGGGAATTAATTGTCCTTGACCTAATGTTACGGTTAGCGGTTGTCTTCCCTCAACCATAGATGAATCAAAAACTGAACCATCTTCAAATTTTCCTGTGTAATTTACTTTAACGGTATCTCCGTTTTGAATTTTTTTCATAGATTTAATTTTTTCAAAATGATAATAATAAAAAATATCAATATCAACATATATAACGATATATTTATATAATATGGATTTATTAATTAATGAAAACCAACTTAAAAGATTGGTTGAGCAAGTAAAAGTAGATAAAGTCAAAAATTTTGCTGATGCAATTTGGAACGCCACATCAGGGTTAGGTACCGATGAAGAAAAAGTATATCAAATATTAAAACAAATAACAAATTTAGAAACTTTCATAAAGGTTAATACTAAGTTGATATCAGATTATAAAGAAAGTTTTTATGATATTGTAAATTCTACTATGGAATTTACTGACTCTGAAAAACAAGAAATTGTTAAGATATTAAATGGATATAATATTCCACATTTCATTAATCAAAATGGTGATGTACAATATAATAACAAGAAAAAGAACTTAGAACCAATAAAACAAGCAGTAATTTCTCGAAGTAATTTGATAGATGCTAGTAATTTGAACCCATCTGAAACATTATATAATTTCTTAAAGTGCGAGGAAGGAAAAGTTGGTGGTAAATGTCAGCCCGAATTAGTTAGTTATAAGAAACCAGGTGATAAGTGGACAATTGGTTGGGGTCATACTGGTCAATATGCAAAACCAAGAAATAAAATTACAGTTAGTAGAGCGGAGGAAATTTTAGAACGAGATACTAAAAACGCATCTGATTGTGTCAAAAGAATATTTGCCGAATGGAAATCAAAAAACATTAACAGACCAATAACTCAAAGTATGTTTGATACCTTGACATCATTAGCATTTAATGCGGGGTGTGGTTCGTTAAGAGGTTCAGGTTCAGATGGTGATGTTATTGATTATGTCCGTAAAGGTAAGTTTAAGGAGGCGGCAAACCAAATATTAACATTTAACGCTAACAAACCAGGTTTTGGAGGATTGAAAATTAGAAGAGAAAAAGAAAGTCAGATGTTTTGTAAAGAAGGTTCCTGCGTTTGATATTCTAACCACTCAGGTTTATATCCATCTTTCCAACTTAAAATGTCTTTTTTACCTTGTCTGTAATAATTTCTGTAAGATTCAACAACATCATCAACTTTGTATTCATCAGGCATTGCTTTTGGTTGTTCAGTAAAACCAATATCAGGAATGTTTGGTTTGTTCATAATACACCACTCTAATATACTTTTACTTTTGTGAGTTTTACCATATCGGTTTGTATATTCTTTACATAACGCCATACCCAAATCACATAACCAAACATAATTAGAATAAGATTGACGCGCCCATATAGCACAAGGATGATTTTTATGACTAAGAAGATAAGGTGCTTCACCGCCTGTTGACCAATGAACACCGCATAAAAGTTGGGCGGTTTCTAAAATCATTTTGACGCAATGTTTATCACAGTGGTCTTTTGCACACTTATTAACGTCTTGGTCTAACACAAAAATATTCATACCACAAATGTAAGAATTTAATTTTAAACTTACAATAATATTGATAAAAATACTGAATAATACTAAAAAATTTGATATTTATAGGTATGAAACGCCTAATTCTAATATTAATACTATTTACTTTTTCTTTGATTGGATTAGCACAACACTCCCAATTATCGAACATACAGATGGCATCTAGTAGTTCTATGAGTTCGCTGTGCGACTCAACAATAGGACCAATATATCAGAGTGCGACGCCGATTCCAACTTACGGGTATTTGGAGTCAAACGGTTATTGTTATTTCTTACCCCAACCTCAAATTAGTTTCACACTTTGTTTTCAATTTGTTGCAATTTCTAATGGTGTATATCTTAATTCAGGATTTAGCGCTTTAGGTTGCTCAACAGTAACTTTCAGTACACTGCAACTTTGTGATAAGACGGATAATGTAATAGTAGGTCAAGGACAATTTTTTAATAACCTCATAATAGGACACGAGTATGTATGGTGCGTCGTTGGTAGTACTTCAGGGTTATTTTGTCAAGGATTAACAACAATATGTCCATATTGGACTGAGGCATCTTTGTTGCCCGTTGAACTAACCTTATTTACAGCGACTCCAACAAATAATGGTATTCTTATTCGTTGGACAACAATGAGTGAATCAAATTCTGATTATTTTGTTTTGGAAAAGTCAAAAGATTTGTATACCTTTGTGGAAGTTGCAAGAATAAGGTCGTCAGTTTATAGTAACAGTAGAATTGATTATGAATTTTTGGATAGAACACCATATGATGGAGTATCTTATTATAGATTGGTTCAAGTTGATTTGAATGGTGCAAAAAAAGTTTATGACCCAATTTTTGCAAACATAGTTTTCAAAAAACCTGTCAAAGTGATTGATATTTTAGGAAACCCAGTTGATATGAATTGTCCTGGTTTGAAAATCATGATTTTTGAGGATGGTTCGGCTGTAAAACACTATTAAAAGTATTTATAAACATGAGAATTATAATTGGAGAATCAGAAAAAAATGATATATTAGCAAAATACAATGATAATACTTCTGATAGGTTATTAACATACTTGAGAAGGAACTATCCGATTTACTTTGTAGATGTGCCTAGGTACGACGCAATAACCGATGACTATAAAGAAATCAAGGTTCCTATGGTCTTAATTGATGATAAAAGTTTT